AAGAAACCAGGTAAAGGTAAGAAATCAAAAAGTGATAAAGGAACAAAGGGTGGACCACCAAGTCAGACTAATATTAAATCAGGTGGGCATCAACAACATAGTGGGAGAGGTAGATGAAAAATAAAATATTATGGAGTTGTGCTATAGTGTTATTCATCGGTGCCCAAGTTGGTATCGCATATGGATATCATGCAGTTGCTAATCATTTGGAGGAAGTTTTATGAAAAAGCATCAAGTTAAATCAAAGTTTTATTATATCTTTTGGGGAACTGCAACAGTTTCAGTATTAGCAGGACAACTTTATGTTGGGTCTGGTTATCGTAAGATGGCAGATTCTGTTAATAGGATTTTTGATGAAGTATTGGTAGGATTTTTGATGAAGTATTGGTTGAGATAGAAAAAAATAAATTTTTTGATATTGAAGAGTATGATATTGAAGAGATAGAATGCCCACCACCAATATATCTTGATTCATGAAATCTTTGAAGTCTTATAAAACTTGTTTAAGGTATCCAGGTGGTAAGTCCCGTGCTTGTAAGAAGATGGATCCTTACTTTCCAGATCTTCGTAATTATACAGAGTTTCGGGAACCATTTCTTGGTGGGGGGAGTGTAGCAATACATATTACTAAGAAGTATCCTCATCTAAAGGTTTGGGTAAACGATCTTTATGAACCTCTTGTAAACTTTTGGCAAGTTTTGCAGATGTTTGGTGTAGAATTAAAGGATGAATTATTAAAGTACAAATTATCACACAATGACCCAGATTCAGCAAGAGAGTTATTCAACAACTCTAAGTCTATTATTAATGAGGCTAATCACTCATCCCTTGATCGCGCTGTGGCTTTTTATATTGTCAATAAGTGCAGTTTTAGCGGTCTCACTGAGAGCTCTAGTTTTTCATCTCAAGCTTCCAATAGCAATTTTTCAGTACGGGGGATTGAAAAATTACCTGGATACTCTAAAATCATCGCAAACTGGAACATAAACAATTATTCTTATGAGTATTTGATGAAGGAAAGAACTGATGATAAAACTATTTTTATGTACCTTGATCCTCCTTATGATATTAAGGATAACCTCTATGGGCGTAAGGGGTCTATGCATAAAGGATTTGATCATGATATCTTTGCTAGTAATTGCGACACTAGTGCTATGGATATGATGATAAGTTATAATTCAGATCAACTTGTAAAGGATAGGTTTAAGGCATTACAATGGAATGCTGCTGAGTTTGATCTTACATATACAATGCGTTCCGTAGGTGAGTATATGAGAGATCAAAAAACAAGAAAAGAATTATTATTAATGAATTATGGAACTGAAGGACTGGCTTAATTCAATCAACTTCACGAAGAAGAATTTGATGGAGGAAGATCCGTCGCTTAAAAAGGATTATGCCCCTTATATTATTAATCGTTGTTTATCAGGTAATCTTGATTGTATAATGTTTGTTAATGAGATGAATAAGTATTCATTCCTAGACAAAGATATGCAATATAGTTTCTATCTAAATACTCTTAGGAAAAAGAAGAGATTTTCTCCCTGGCTCCGTAAGGATAAAGTCACGGACCTCCAATGTGTTAAACAATACTATGGTTATAGTAATGAGAAAGCGTCTCAGGCACTGAAAATTTTATCACAACAACAACTGGATTACATTAAACAAAGACTTGAAACTGGAGGAAGACAATGACTACTACGGTAGAACCTGAAGTAAAGTGGTCGCAAGATCAAATGGTGGAGGTACTTCTTAATGAACCTGATGACTTCCTTAAAGTCCGTGAGACTTTAACAAGGATTGGAGTTGCGTCCAGGAAGGAGAAAAAACTCTATCAATCATGTCATATCTTGCACAAGCAGGGTAGGTATTTTATTGTGCATTTTAAGGAGCTCTTTGCTCTGGATGGGAAACATGCTAATCTTACAGTTAATGACGTACAGCGACGTAATCGCATTACTCGCCTTTTGGCTGATTGGGGACTTATTTCAATAGTAAAGGCAGATGCCGTTGCTGATATTGCACCACTTAATCAAATTAAAGTTCTTGCCTATAAGGATAAGGGAGAGTGGGTGTTAGAGCAGAAGTATAATATTGGTAAGAAAGGAAAGACCCAAGAAGAATAATGCTGAATACTATATTATTAATCCTTTTAGTGATTGTGAATTATACAAACTTTTATCTCACTCATATACACAAAAAAAGACCTACTTCTTTTCGGAGAGATGGGAATTTCTTGTATTCTGAAAAGTGGCGGTAAACCACACTGCTCTTTTTTAGAATTTGTGTTATAAATAAGTATGGATGCCTTCGGGGTCTACAAAACACAAACTCGCTTTAATAAGGAGCTACTAAGATGACTAATCTAGCGCGGTATCATGCTGCAAATCTTCCAGAACTTTTTGAGAGGATTAATAGAAACAGTATAGGATTGGATGATTATCTCCATAGATTTTGGGATGATACAACTACTTCTAAACCATCATTCTATCCACCATATAATTTAGTACAAATTAACGATGTCTTATCGAAACTCGAAATCGCCCTTGCAGGGTTTAAGAAAGATGAAGTCGAAGTCTATACGGAGTTTGGGAAGTTATCTGTGGAAGGCCAAAAAGAAGAACCGAAAGATGATGGAGAATTTGTCCACAAAGGACTGGCCCAACGTTCCTTTACCAAACAATGGACGCTCTCCGACGATACAGAGGTTAGATCCGTCAGCTTTGAGGACGGACTCCTCACCGTGGAGTTAGGTAAGGTAGTTCCAGAGCATCACCAACGTAAGAATTGGTTTTAAATAAATTATTTGGGGGACTGCTTGACGGTTCCCCTTTTTCTTGGTAAAATATACAAAGGTAAATAACGAGTATGACGATTAAATTAATGCTTCTCAAATCAGGAGAGGATATTATTGCTGATGTTGCTGAGATGGCAATGGGTGAGGAGGAAAATAAGAGGGTAGTTGGATATTTTCTTAAGCAACCTTGTGTGGTTAAGATGAGGAATCCGAATCTTACTGAGGAGGATGGTAATAATAAAAAAGCAGGATTTGAAGTTTCTCTTTTCCCTTGGATGCCACTTTCTAAAGAGAAAACAATTCCAATTACTGCTGAGTGGGTAATCACTATGGTAGAACCAATAACTAAACTAAAAGAAATGTACACAGAGGACATTGTAAATTATGGCAAAGACGATCAAAATAGCAGTACTGACGAGCAAACAGATCCTGATCAGTGAGATTGAGGAGGTTCCCGCAGCAGTTCCTGGAGAACCTGATTGTAAGTTAATCAATCCGTTTGTTATTACAACTTCAGAAGAGAAGATAACAATGCAAGAAGGGGTGGCAGTATTGAAGCCATGGATGTTGAATATTACACAAGATGATGAATTTATGATTAGTTCTGATAAGATACTTACTCTTTGTGAACCAATGCCCACACTACTTGAAAAATACTTAGATCTCACTAAATGAAAAATTTTTACACCAATATTCAACTAATCGGGAATCAATTCCTGGTGAGGGGTGTAGAGAATGGAAAGAGATATGAACATAGGGATGAATTTTTCCCTACATTATTTGTTAAATCTAAAAAGAAAACTAAATATAAAACGTTAAACGGAGAACCAGTTGAAACTATTAATCCGGGAACGGTCAGGGACTGTCGTGACTTCTATAAGAAGTATGAAGATATTGAGGGATTTGAAATATACGGGAATGACAGGTATATTTACCAATACATATCGGAGAAATATCCTCAGGATGAGATCAAGTTTGACATCAGTAAGATTAAACTGGTTACTCTTGATATTGAGGTTGCGTCTGAGGAAGGATTTCCAGATGTTGAATCGTGCAATGAAGAGATCCTCGCTATTAGTATCCAGGACTATACAACAAAGCAGATCATTACTTGGGGGGTTAAACCCTTTGAGAATAACAGGAAGGATGTAACTTATCATCATTGTCCTAGTGAGTATGAACTTCTAAATCATTTTATTAATTATTGGATGCAGGATGTTCCAGATGTGATTACTGGATGGAATATTCAATTATATGATATCCCTTATATTGCTAAGCGCATTAGACGTGTGCTTGGTGAGAAGTTAATGAAGAGACTTTCTCCTTGGGGACTTGTGAGTGAAGGTGAAACTTATATTATGGGACGTAGGCATGAGGTATTTGATGTTGGCGGTGTAACTCAGTTAGATTATCTTGACCTTTATAAGAAGTTTACTTACAAAGCGCAAGAATCTTATAGACTAGATTACATTGCTGAGGTAGAATTAGGACAGAAAAAACTTGACCACTCTGAATTTGAAACCTTTAAGGATTTCTATAAGAATGGGTGGCAGAAGTTTATTGAGTATAACATTGTTGACGTTGAACTTGTTGACCGATTGGAAGACAAGATGAAACTGATTGAACTTGCTTTAACAATGGCATATGATGCGAAAGTAAATTATGTGGATGTGTTTTATCAAGTAAGGATGTGGGATAATATCATTTACAATTATCTTAAGAAACGAAATATTGTTATTCCACCAAAGAATAAAACAGCAAAAGGCGAAAAATATGCAGGTGCATACGTTAAAGAACCAAATCCTGGGCGTTATGATTGGGTGGTCAGTTTTGATCTTAATTCCTTGTATCCTCATCTTATCATGCAGTACAACATCTCACCAGAGACACTTCAGGAGATCCCACACCCTAGGGTCAGCGTTGAAT